TACGAGGTACAGGTTGTATTGCGTATCGACTTTCTTGTATCATCGTATGATATAACATTGACTTACGAGTTGCTCCGCGAGGATCATTAATACCAATTATTCCATAATTATTATCCATTATATCATATTCTAACTTATTTGTAAACAGTGCATCATGTTCTAAAATCAAAATATCTTCTTGTAATTTCTCACATTCTTGCCACAATTTATAATGACTCATGAAACAACCAATACGTTTTCTTTTATCAGCAGTTCGATATGGAGATAATGTAAGTCCAGAAGCTAGATCAATTTTTGGTTGGGCCCAAGGATAAGTCCAAGTTAAACCTTCTGCGCGCAAATCTTTTTCAGCATTCTCGGGCCTGACAGCATGAAAGGGAACCACAACAAAATCATTTCCAACGTGATGCGACGACCGAATTAGTTCTTCAGTCGCCGCTTCTGATGTCATATTACCATCTAGTGTGATTGCAAATGCTTTCATTTTGTTAACTCGATAATGTAGCTATCTGGTTCTCCTGTTAATTTGCGATTATCGTGACGCTTAATAGTCATACCAGATTTTTCGATTTCAGCCAAAAACATATTATTTTCTAGAGCATTGTACCTGTCAGGATGTCGTTGTAGCCAAGGATGTTCAAGTTCTTTTAGTGTCATTGATTCAAGAGGAAACACATCTTCAATAAAGAATGTGCCACCTTCTTTTAGGAATGGCGACAAATATCGAAATGTAAGTTTATTTGCAAGAGGTGTATGCATACCATCATCAATGATAAAGTCAAACTTTACATCACCAAACTTTTTCATAAGCTGAGTTTTTACTGAAGGTTCAATGCTACTTGCTTTTAAAAAATGTGTACGATCTTTTTGATAACACGGTAAATCTTCTGCTTTTGTTCGAACAAAAATATCTAGACCATATAGATTTGCTTTTGGCAAATACTCATGAAAAGCCTCAGTACTATGTCCATTAAAAACACCGATTTCTAGAATATTAATTTCTTTATCGCGATATTTTTCTAAAGCAGGTTCATAAATTTTATCATACTTGTGCTTTTTAGTTTTATCGCACCCATACTTATTAAACAAATCACCCAGCATTTCCAATCCTTTTAATTAATGTATAACCAACATTTTTTTGATAATATTCAACTAAAGTCCATTCTCTATAATTAGCTTTTACGAATTTATCAATTACACGCTGTAATTCTTTTTTTACGAATGTATCATGAAATAATATATATTTGTTTACTCGAGAAGCATGAATAGATAATTCTTTTCTTAAATGATCAGCTAGATGTAAAGAATCAATTAAAAGAAAATCGACTTTTTCTAATTGATCTGTATTAAACGATATAGATGATTTATTTTCTAATTTAAAATTAATATTAGCTTCTGAAAAATAACTTTTAAATGGTAAAAATGATTTAATGTCTATATCAATTAAATGAAGTTTTTCATATCCAGCTAAAGCTGCTGCAGCTGCCGTTGCTCCTTGCATAATACCTAATTCACGATAAGTTTGGCATTCAGAAGCTTTTAATTTAATTACATCATGTTGAGCTGTATAATCTTTTCCATGCGCATTTTCATGGCACCACCTAATAGAGTCATAAAATTCTTGTAAATCTCTAAAATCAGTTTTCTTTAATCGTATCATGACGCCCAACAATTTTTAGTAGGACCATATCCAAATTCATAACCCCAGTGCTCAATATCTTTAGCATACCAATCTGCTACAATTTGTTTAGTTTCTTTTGTATATAAATCTAAATAATTCCCAGGATTTAAAGCAGTAACATTACGTGCACGAGACATAGTTGGAATTTTAAAATATTCCATAAGATCTTGATTTAAAAATTCAAAGCGTAATATATCACATTTAACATTACCTTGCTCATCACTTACATGATCGAATGCTGGATACCAACCACGTACAGCTCTATGCCACATAAATGATTCATTTCCCCATTTATGTCGTTCTTCTAAAAAGGCATCAAAGCTAGAAACGTCTGCATATGATGGGTCCATTTTCTTTTCAACTTCGATAACTTTCTTTGCAAAAAAGTAACGACTAACGACCCGATCCCAAGGATTACGAACCACAGCAAAAGCGCGATAACGGGATGTATAGTCTGGGCTAAGGTCTCTCCAACGAGCGTGTTCAATTCCATGATGATCTCCTGTCATTGCCATTTTATCTAAAAGCTGTTGAGTGTATTCTCGGCTTTTATGAGTTTGGGCAGTATTCACAATAATTTTATCTTTTAGAAATGGACTATGACGAATAGTCATTCCTGCATTTTTCGGAATATGTACAAAGATTGCTTTATCAATTAACATATGTCATAAGTTCCTCTACATTTTCGCCACGTGCAGGAAGTTTATCTTTTAAAAAGAAGTGTACGAAATTACATTCAGGAATTCGATTCATTTCAATTCCAGTAAATAAACCATTCCAATGATATGTTAGATTCTTTACTTTCATTCCGCTTTCTTTTACAAATACATTGAGTAATGTTTGATCTGTTGACCATTTCCAATTCCCCATTCCATCAATAAATGGTTTAAATTCAGGTCGCATAAGAAATTGCATAGGTGTTTGACCTCTGAGATATTTCTCAAAGCCTTTATTTAATACCATCATTCCCATATTATAAAAGTCTGCGCCAGCTCCGCTTGGATGCTTCCAATCAAATAGTTTATTGATAGGAGACGCGCCATATTGCATACGTGAGTAGTTTGCAATCTTACGTAGGTATTGTGGAGTGCAAGGCATATCGCGTTCTAAGACTCCGCCAAAATCAAATTCTTCTGGTACCTTATCAAATATATTAGAAGCACCTGGACGAATCCAAATATCAGCATCGATAATTGCTACTTGATCGTTAGTTTTTAGATATGTGAAAGCGTTTTCCTTCTCAAAGATTGGAAGAAACCCGCCATGTTTTTCATAAGATTCTTTACTACGATTTGTAGCAAAGACATCTGGTTTGATACGAAGGATTGGTTGTTTTTGAACTACATGTTCAATGTTATGTGCTTTACAATAATCTTTTACGGATTCAACGCAATGATCATAAAGACGGGAACGCTTTCCCACATAAACCTGATATATGACTCTTTTTTTCATGTCCATATTCTTCTAAAATAATATCAGCAATTTCAATAGCACGACTATAACGACTACGTAATCGGTTAGATCCTTTACCGTGTTCTTTAAACCATACCAGACTATCTATACATCCATTCTTATATTCATCTGGAATGCGATAACGTCGAATAATTTCTTCATATTCACTTCGAAGATTAAGCAGATTCGCCAGTGATGTACTCATAGATTTCACTCCATTTAGCAAAGGTTGGAAACTTGTCATTATTCATATTGTGAGCATGTTCAACCATAATTGACTCAAGACCATAACGATCTCCAAGCTCAGCGTTTTCAAACTTATCTTCAATCCAAATAAGACCACTACCAATATACGGAGCTAATACATCATCTTTATCAGCACCAGTATCGGCAAAGATAAATTTAGTAAATGCAGTTTCACCAAATAGCTTTTGAGTATTTTGAATACGTAGCTTTTGAGCATGCTCATCTTTTGATAGAGATGTAATCATGTGGAATGTATAACCATGCTTACGATGTAAGAGATCAACATAATACATAGCATCACGAAGAGGAGGCAAAAATCCCATTGCGGCTGATTCATTGAATTGACGAACTAGTCGTTGTTTCAATGCATTATCTAAACCATAACGGTCACCCATATCGTAATGCTCTTGACCGTTTTCAACAATCTTATATCCTTGAGATTGCATCCATACATTCATGGCGTATTCCCAATTCATGAGAACGCCATCACAGTCAGTTAAGATTACTTTATCTAGATTATTTAAGTCTTTCATATAATTTCCTTTCATAATGTATACTACCATATTTCAAATGAAATGTACACAAAAAAGTGAAAAATTATATGACTTTTTGACGTTGCCTTTTGTAATAAAGTTCTATTGTCTCATTAAGCTTATCGGTCCAATTATCACGATGCTCTTTATATGTCAGAGCACGACCGTTATCAACGTCCATAACAATTACTAGATTAGGCATTGCCATACCAGTACGTTCTTCCCACATAATAGAATATGCACAAGCCTGAATAAAATAATGATCAAGCATTGATTTCTTTTTAGGGAATCGAGATGTTTTAAAATCTACAATACTATTGACTCCATCAAACATACAAGCGCAATCACAAGTACCAGCAAGCTTAAGATAATCACTGTATAGTGGAACTTCTTGCTCGTAGATTTTATTCATACGTTTATCGAGAATGGGTTTTAGATTTGTCAGACTTTGCATTACATGTGGTAATACATCTTCTGCATAATCTGGATCGTTTTGTAGATATTTTTCGATGAGAGTATGGACAGCCGTGCCGCGAGTTGCAGCACGGTGTCCGATCTTATTGGCTTCTTCTTCGCCTACTTTAGCTCGCCATTTAGCGATCTTTTCTTCGTTGAGAATAGAAGTTACGGTTGTAACGCTTGGATACGGTGTACCATCAGGCGTTAAATACCGACGTTTTTCTCCGTCTTCTCTTACTAAAGTTTCATAACCAAGATCAATTTTTTCATGTATAAAATTCATAATATTATTCTAACACGTATTCTTTCGAATGTACACCCTTTTTTACATGTTTTAAAGCTTTAAATTCTTTTTCTTTTGAAAGCTTTTTATTTCTATTTTTCTTTTTGTTACGAGGATCGAATCGACGAAACTTAGCCATGTTAACCTTTACATTAGTTCGAAATGCGGACCATCAATAAATGGACGACGGCCTTGTGAACGACGCAAGTCAATGTAATTATTCATTGCATCTTCAGCAGTGCCTTCATAGGTACGAATATCACCTTCAGACCATGCTGCGCCCCATTTAATTGCCACACCATGTTCAATTGCGGCTTCTTTAAATGCATCACAAATATCATCATACACATTAATTTCCCATACGACATCTCCACCGTCATATGCTACAACATCAACAGCGTGTGAATAGCCTGTATCTTGAATCAAATGTTTTGATTTCATTGTTTGTGAACGACCTGAAGCCACAAGCTTTTCTTGTTCTTCTACAGTACGTACACCATAAGTGACACCAAAATCTACTTTTGTAAGTTCAATGGCACGTTCAACAACAGCCACCATATCTGGATGCACACCTTCGAGTTTTTGTTTTGATCTATTTCCTAGTTTAAATGCCATATCTATCTCCTAATATCCTAGCATCTCTTTTGTCATAATATAGTCTCTTACAAAATCAGAACGGACAATATCCTCCCAACTGAAATTAATAATATCAAAGTTCTTCAATTGTTCAACTATAGTTAAAAATTTATATATTCCATGTTTATCATCATCGTATTTAAAATCAGTTTGTAAATGATCTCCAGAAAATATAATACGCGAATCTCTTCCGACTCTTGTAATCACAGAATCTAATTCATGAAAATTAAGATTCTGCATTTCATCTACAAGTATTACAGCGTTATCAAATGTTTGACCACGAATAAACGATGTAGATTCAAATACAATTTTCTTTGAAGAAAAAGCTTTACCCCATGTTCCATTGTCGCCAAACAAATCATTTGCAATTGCTTTATAAGGTGCGACATATGCTTCTTCTTTTTCACTTTTAGATCCAGGTAAAAATCCCATTTCTCTGGTTGGTACCATCGATCTTACGACTACAAGCTGGTGTTGTAATGTATTAGGATCGAGTACAGTTTCTAAACCAAGATACATTCCAATAAATGTTTTACCTGTACCTGCTGATCCTGCTAATACTAAATTGTAATCATCATCCCAAGCTTTAAATGCTTTCTCCTGATTTGTTGTTAATGGTTCATACTCTAATAAATCATCTAGCCTTACTGTGAGACCAGAGTTTGGACTTTTTTGTCTTTTCATAATTTAATAGTATTCCCTGCGCCTGCACCCTTTTTAATTCGAGAAAGATTTTCTTTCCAACCATCATCTGTCTTACGTGTAAGACTTCCAGTTCCTGAAACAATTTTAGGAGCTGATAATACCTGAACTAAATTATATTCTTCGCACATTTCTTGTAACTCTGTCCATGAGCAAGTAATGTCATATGGCTTAGAATCTTTTACATTTCTTCTAACTGTGTAAGTCGGCATTTTCTTCCTCTTTGGTTTTATATTGCCATTCATCTGTGTGTCCTACTGACCATTTAGGCTCAGTTTCAACAGCATAGTTTTGAGTACATACTTTAAAATCTGGTTTTAATAATTTATCAGGTGTTAAGGAGCTATCACGCCAGAGAACCCTATTATTAGGCTGAGCAGCGAATTGACCGTTGTCGAGTCTAATAATGTTAAATGATTTGTGCTCAGGGTCGTGCTCCGAGAAGTTGGTGTTAAGGGCGGAAGTATCGCGGTGACAATTATCAATTGTGAACTCGTACTCACCGGCGTGCATACGTTTATCCTTTCCGAAAAACTCGCAGCGTGACAATATTGGTTTTTGTACGACAGTGATGTCATAATCAAAGCAGTCCCATAACTGCAAGACATCAAGAGGAAGAAGCTCACCGTGATCAGTTTTCCAGACAAAAGCAGAGATCGGAAGTTTGTCATATAATGCGCCATAGTCTGTTAAAAGAGTTTCGAAATATAATGCTTTATATTGTACACTTTTTACACTGATCCAAATACCAGGAGTAAATTCTCCGTGACCTTTTTCTAAATCATACAGATATTCTTTTCGAACGTATACAGGTACGGGAGGAAGAGGATGTACAAGAAATGCCACTATGAACCTCTATATAGAGTCACGTTCTCATTTTCGCTTAGATACTTTTTTAGTTCCTCGTACGTCATTTGTTTTACGAATACTTCTTTTGTTGTTAGATTTTTCAGTCTGTAAAGCTGCTTTTGTGGCATAATTTTTCCACCATTCCCAATGTTCCGGTATTTTATATCTATACACTGTACTCCATGATTTAGAAAGAGTAGACCAACTTTGTATAGATCTTTTTTTATTTCGAGGATTCTCGACTAATCTCCATTTACAATCGCCAATCACTAATTCTTCGACGACGTCAAGTATTTCATGCTGCCACATTAAACCACTCCGGTGTTTGTCGACGAGTCCAAACCATTTTGAACCGATCTTGTTTTGTTTGATAATATTCTTGATATGAACGAACAGGATCATCTTTATGAATACATTGCGGTTCGTGTTGCATAGCAAGAGCAAATGGCGTTAATTCTTTTTCATAACTAATATTTTGAGGAGCATCACATAAAATTTTTGTAAGTAGTGTTTCACTGCTATGAGTTTTGCCATAACGAAATTTATATTCGATACATAAAGCTTTCCAGTGAATATAATGCCAATCATAATTAGCAGCGCTTTCCATAGTCCATACAGTGCACGGATGATGCATATGTACAGCTTTATATAAAGTATTTTCTAAATTAGAATTTGGATGTACCCAATACTTTACCATACGTTTACCAGATTTAGAAGGACGTTTAGTCTCTTCGCCATCTAACATACGATGTGCTGTTGAAAGCATTTGTGCTGACTCGACGATCATTTTTACAACGTGTTTATCACATTGTAATTGAGCTGCAACTATTGGATCTTTGTCTAGAATAAAAATGTTCATGGTGTATACTCACCCCGCTAAATAATGATAATTTATTATACACCATTTAGCAGGGCTTGTACACTCCTTTTTTACTATGAAGCTTCTTTAATACGGCTGTCTAAATATTTTCGCTTAGCCAGAATTTTTTGCATTAGTGAGATCTTGCCTTTCTTTTCAAGTTTTTGGGCGTATTCTTGGAGTTCAAGCGAATCTTTTCTAAGACGTTCTAGCTGTATTTCTGACATGTATTATTGTCTCCTTAAAGTAAATGAGTCACTATCACATTATCTAATCACGCAATAATCCAGGAAAAGCACCCTCGATTATTGGTCTCGTAATTCCATCTAGCTTTTCTTTATTAATCATTTTGACAACAAGCTTAGCATCTTCAGGATGTACACCTTCTAAGATTTCAAAAAAGATTCTTTCTCGTTTAAATGCTGGCATGTTATCTCCAGGCCCACCTTTTACAAAGTTAATAAACTTTTTATGCTCTCTCAATAAATTTGTAGGAGCATTATGTTCTTCATTTGCTGTGTATGGAGGATCTCCTTCTGGGAGATTAAATTCTACGGATGAGTCATATACTCCTCGTAAAATATCTTTCAAAGCCCATGTTTCGTCTTCTTGTAGAGCTTTAATTTTATCTTCTTTATTACGTTTATTCTTCGCTCGGCGAATCACTTCATATACTAATCTTGGCATTTCATCCTCTATAATAAAATTATTTATATTCGGACATGCTTAGAATGAATCTTACATCCAATAAATTCATTGTAATATTCATCGCTCAATAACACGTCAAACTCAAATTGATATTTAGCTTCATAATAAGAGCATTCTCCTTTCGTTCTACAGAGTTTAAGAATCTCTCTTATATAATTGTCTTCTCCTTTTTCTTCAACCAAAGTTTTTACTTCTTTACTTGATCCGTAATATGTGCGCCAATCAGACTCAACTCTCGTACGAATCCGACGTTTGCGTGACTTAGTCACTGGCAAAACCTTCGGTTTCCAGAAAAACTTTTTACCGATATATTTTTTACCGGTATCTTTTTCGGTGATCATATAAACAAACCCCTGAAATTCTTCAGGGGTTTCGTTAAATTCTTTATTATTATAAACCCACATAAGGGTATGTATATTATCCGTCAGAGTCTAATTCTATGGCATTTGTTGGCTCTCCACAGAAAGGACAATAGTCTACGCCTAATTCTCCTTCTGTATAGATCTCTGATTCTTCACCACAAAAATGACATTCAGTTAGATATGTGTATTCAACCATTAAAAGTCAATCTCGCAAGCTCCACCTGCACAAGCTGCTGCACCTAATGTATCAACATCAGTGTACTTCTTCTCGGTCAGGTCTTGTTCCCAATTAATATCCTTGAAGTTCGCATTAATTTTATTCCATTTATGTAGCAAATACGAATCCTTCAAACAATATTCAGTTTCTTTTAAATTGCCATCAAGATAGTTATTTGCAAAGTTATTAAAGCGACGAATCCAATCTTTCTTCAATGCCGTTTGCGTAGACTCAACCGATAGATCTTCACCCATACCTTGAGCCGTAGAACATGCAGTCCAAAGATTATCAAACGCATTAAGCGCATCAACAACTAAGCCACTCGCAAAGATGGCAGCCGTACCGTATTTATCAACCATCGTATTTGCATCAATAACCCCAGTATTTGGAGCTTGGTTAAAGTCTTTATCACCCATAGAAGATAAGAAAGAAATACCTGCAAAACTACGACGATTCTTAAATACATAGCTTTCAACTTCATCCCAATCTTTTACGATGATTGTATTTGATACGTTATGACGAATACCTTTATCAGCACATAGCTCTTCGTTTGTACCAGCATTTACCCAATGTTCTTGAGCTAGTTTAACTTTTTCAAGATGGTCTACGCCAATCAATTCATCTTTGAGCATTGATCCTTCTTTTGGCAGAATAGGGAATGACACAACTACGTCTGTACCACCTGCTGACCAAACTGATTCTTCTACCATATGAGGATTTGTTTTTTGAATTGCCTGAGTTACCTCAGATTCTTTATTCATCTGAACATTACGAATATACATATTAGAATGCTCAGCATGAATACCACTAGCAGTTTGCAATAGAACCGAAGCATTACCCGATGGCTTAACACAAGTCGTTCTAGCCGCTGGGTTGATTCCAATAACTTCTGCAACTTCTCTATTTGTTTGTCTGACAATATTTGCGCCTTCCTCCAAAATCTCTGGACTAAATAAAATGTCAGGATTATTCATCCATCCTGTGATTGAAACACCTAATAATGCTTCACGATCAAAGATTGCTTTTGTTGTATCTGGTAAGAATTTAAAATCTGTGTATCCTGCCTGGAGTGTACCAAGGATCGCACCAGCGCGACACGCAGTAAAGAAATCTTCTTTAGTTACACATTTACCGCCATTAATCTCTGTAAGATTACATCCTTGCCAACCAGATACTCCATCGATTTGTGGGAACATTCCAATCTCAACACATGGATTTGTCGTATGTTCAGTTGATTCTACAAATACAAAACCAGGTTCACCAAACTCTTTTACTTTTTTCATGATACGGCCAAACTGCTCTTCAGTAGTTTCATCGCGTACAATTACCGCAGAGTTATTTGAACGTCCACGTTGTGGATTATCTACAAACCAATTACCAGTTTTTGCACTCATCATTTCTTCATCAGTTGGTGAGAACAAGCAAATAGTTGCTGAACGACGTACACCGCCTGAAAGAACAGCATCAGCTTCATGCATACAAATATCATATACATTGATAGGACGTAGAGCTACTGGCTCTTTTGAATCTCCGATTACCGCATATAGCAAATGTTCGATATTATCAAGAGCACGGCGTAATCCATCAGGACCTGGCGCTTTAAATCCACCAGAAATCTTTGCACCCTTTGGTCGAATATTTGATAGATCGAAATATACACGACGACCGGCATAATCAGGATATTTGCCTCCATCTGTAAAATAAGAAGACATAAGAACGTCAACAGCTGTTGCCCATCCTTCAATATCATCAGTAACTACATGAGTCTTTGCTGGTTTAGTACGAGCCGTTACCTTTGGTAATTTAGCGACATGATGTTCTTGTACAGAAAATCCTGCACCAGCTCCACATAATAGGATATAGAAAATTTCACCAAAGAATGCAGCACGATCTGCATATGAAGAAGTACAATTGTACATTCTCATTTGATGTTTTAGCAACTGTTCTCCACCAAACTGAAGGGCTCGTTGCGCTCCTAAAACTCTTTGCTCTTTATAGGCTTTTCTAGCTTCTTCTAAATATGGAATCAATCCATTTGCTTTTTCTTTATATTGGTTGGCGTGCATTTCGATCACACGATCTACAGCTTCCTCCCAGGTTTCATATCTTTCGTTTTCGTCGTTAAAGCGTGAGTAACTATCGTAGAATTTTGTTTCGGACAAAAGTCTACGTGTGTCAACAGAAGCTGTTGCCATATTGCAATTTCCTTATATAAATGATTTTTTTCTTGTGGTATTATATATCAAAACCACGTCTTTGTAAATAGCAATATCTGCTATATTTTATATAAAAACGGCTAGATATTGTAAAAAGAATTAAATTTTTTTATTTGTCCATATTAGAAATTTGTGTCTCGTAATAGGCAATAATTTCTTTTTGCTGTAGGATATATCTACGTATATCGGCTATACCAAGTGATAAGTTTTCATATCCCTTTGGTGTAATAGCCATGAAAGCAGCAACGCCACCAGCTTCTTTTATTCTTTCAATTGATTCTTCTAGATTATCTTCGTTAATAACAAACCATTGAACATCTGGCATATCAACAGGTTTAGGTGCAGCTTGAAGAGGAATGTTTGGATAAACAAATTCTTTTTCAGTTACTACTACCTTCTCCGGCGTCTTCGCGCATGCTGTCAGTGTCAACATTAGGAGTGGTATCAGATAATATATTTTCGATGAGTCTTTCAACGCCACGATTAATTCTCCGTTCAAGATCAGCAGGATCTTCTAACGCTTCTCTTGTAATATCAATTTCAGTAAATCTTTTTCTAAGCCTATCAAGTCCGGCTTCTGACTTTTGTAATGCTTCTTGTAATTCTACAATTTGCAACGCATTAGCATCTGCTTCGTCTTGTAAAGTTTGTACGGTATTTTCTAAAGTTTCAGTAGCGTTTTCAAGTAAAATATTATTTGCTTTAAGTTGTTCTAACTCGGCTTGGGTGTTTTGATAATACCAATATGCTGTATAACCAATTCCACCAAATGTAGCCATCAAAAAGAAAAACAAATATATTCTAAGCATCTGAGTCGAGGTACTTCCTAAACCTTTTTAATACACGAGGCATTTTATCTTTGCGTCTACGTTTATCTATAACAACAGTTCCTGTAGGATTATCTCCAGCTCCTACAACAGAAGCAGTAGTAGTACCACCCATATCTTCTTGAGCTTTACGACCAGCCTCAGAAATATCTTCGCATGTACATGGTTCGTTATTACAAACTCCGCAAACCCATTCTGTCATCTAATTAGCTCCATTGATGAGATATAAACTTTTTGATTTGTATTAATATGAATTGCTTCGTAAATATCAATACCTAATACATCACCAACAGGATAGCAATCTTCTAAAACTCGTACTTGATCTTTTGGCTTTACCATTTCTTCAAACGTAGAGTTTAACATCTTTGCTCCTTGAACTCTATACATTCCAGGAGAAAGCATTTTGTCTTCTAGTAAGAACCAAGTATTCGATTCATTAAGAAAATCTAATGGATCTAAACCTAATTCTTTAATAACCTTTTCGACTGATTGATCAGACATTTTACCATGCTCTTTAATGAGATATAGAGCAGAAGCATACGAACCAATCTTACCGCCAGGTATTAATTTTTTAATATTGTAAACTAATCTATGAAAAGGAGTGTAAACATTTTTTTCTTCAGGAGTTTCAGCCTTCCGAAGTTTTTTGCCTTTTGCATCTATTAGTCCCATTTTAAAAGCTTCAGTGCTTTCAAAAGGCGTTACAAGCAATTTAAGAAATCTAAATGTATAAACTAGATCAGCTGCTCTTTTAACAATTCCCATTATGCTTGTCTCACCCTCACCGTACCACCATTATCATAGTATGCTTGTCCTATAGCTACACCACCTAATGCAGCATTAGCTTCGTTAGTAAATGGTCCAGGTAAGTTCCACCCTGATCCATCAACGATGTTTTGAATTACTGTTGTTTCATTTAGTGTAGTGTTGATAGTTGCAGCATCTACATAACCGGATAGATCAACACTATTACCGCTGCTAATAGAAAGCGTATCGTTAGTCAAGTCCAACGTCTGAACCTCACTTGTAACACTAACCGTGTTAACACTAACCTGATCAAACTTACCGGTAAGAGGATTAAACTTATACGGCATTAAATTGTCCTTTCAACTGTAAGAACATTATCATTTGCGTCATAAGTCATAACTAGTTTACCGACAGTTTCTCCAGAAGAACCACCTCTATAATAAGTAGCTGTCAATAGATTATTACTAGCATCATATGTATTAACGATGTAATCATGAGGAGGGATCCCCATTGGATTAGCAACGTCGTTATATCTGCTATACTTAGGATTTGTCGCCATTAGATTTTCCTTAGTACTTCTACTACGTTTTCATTCATTTCATATTCGGTATATTGAGTATTTTCAATATATCTTAAAAAAATTAAAAACGGTTTTATGATAGGCCAATGCCCAGGATTTAATTTTAATTCTAATATTTTACAACCGGCTTCAATACCAAACATATTAAAAATTACAATAAGATGATTAAGTATTAATCTCTCAGACAATTCGCCATGTGTAATATATCGATTCACTAATCTTTTAAGATATTTAAATCTCTTAAGATCTTCATAAAAATCCTCCGAACTTGCGCCCAGAGGATTATAATAATTCTTAGCCGCATATAGAAGTAAGTTATCCTCGGTTACTTCATTAAATTCCATAATTTAAATCTCTAAATAAGTTACAATTAAACTTATTTATTAACGTCCGATAATACCTTTCATTCTTTCTACTAATGTAGTTTTTGTTTTTCTACGATCTAATTCTACACCATGCTCACGACCAAGAGCCTCTAGTTCTACTTTAGTCATGTCTTCAAGAGAAGTATTATTTGCTGGCGCTTCATTTAATTGTACAACTTCTTCTGTCACTTCTTTTTCTCCACATGTACATGGATCGCAATCACAATCAACGCAATTGCAATTTGTACCATTCATGTACTCATTAATTTGAGCTTGCGTAAATTTCTTTGGTAGAAGAATTTCATTACGATCTGGATGTTTCCATCCTTTTTCTGTGGGCACACCACCTTGTGATGCAACCCAAGCTGGGGCTTTAATCATCTTCTGATCCTTCTAAAGTTAATTCTTTTGGCTCTTCTAATGGCTGAGCTGGAACCTTTTTACGACGATCCGGCTTTTCAACTATGCCTAAATAATCTTTTATGTCTTGCTCAGCGATGTTTATAATTTTTACAATACGCTTAGTACGTGGATCCATCCAGCCGTGTTTTGTTGGGATAGCATTCTTTGCCCAACTTGGAGGATTAATTTGAGCCACTTGTTACTGCTCCTTGTACTGGGTTTACAATTTTTGTATCACCTTTTTTCTGGTCATTTGGACGAGCCTGGCCATTTGGTCCTTTACGTCCAGCATCTACTGCATCCTGATGGCCTTTTTCTTCAGTATCATTTACTTCAGGCTTATGATCGGCTTTCATCTTTTTTGCAGTAGGTGAATCTTTTGAATCCATTTCTTCTGGAGGTGTGCCACCTTTATGAGTAGCTTTTTCCATGATACGAGCATATACCGGCCAACGAGTTGACTCAGTTTTTTCCATATTTGCTCCTACATTTCCTTTATCAGTATCTGTTTCCTGACGAGGCTTTACTTCAGCTTTATCTTTTTTCTTTTTATTACGAAGGCCTTTAAAATCGGCTGCATCAATATCACCATCTTTATCATGGTCTAGTTTATGCTGATCACCTTTTAAAGCTTCGTTAGCATCTTTCTTTGGGATCTCAAAAGGTGCTTTAGGCAGAGTTACTGCTGCTTTACCTTTTTCAGATGATTGCGATGCCTTAGCAAGTTTCTTTGCTAATGCTGCTTTTGAACTTTCTTGGACCTGTTGCAGAGCTTGGCCCATATTTTTAATGTCTTGTGTTTTCATTTTACTTTCCTTACATCCATAGTTGGGCTGCAATAGATCCTGCTACGGCCACAATAGCGACCCAGAATAATCTATTAATAGTTGTCACTGTTACGTGGTTAGCCTGCACCACCCTTTCTACATCATCTAATTTAGCTGACAAACGATTGACTCGTTCATACATCATAAGTTGATCTTCTTTAATTCCAGCAATTTTTTCTTCTGCCCTGGCCAATGCGACCATTGCTTCAGTTAAGCTGTCGAGTTTCTCCTCGATTCTATCGAGTCTTGTTTCCATGCTCATGGTTAGTTCTGGCTCCAAAGACAGTTGCTGTTTCATTTACCACTTCTCTTTATCCGCCCAGTACGCTGCGCTGGTTTTACCCTTTGCAATATTCTTTGCGTGACGGGCTTTAAAAGATTTGCGTCTTGCTTTTTGTTTATCTGATTCTCCTTTTTTAGGAGCTCCAGCTGTTGATACACCTTGTTGACCAAAGCGAATTGTTTTCACTTTATCTCCATCTTTAACCACAACAATATGTGATTTAGTTGGATGGCCAGGAGTACGTTTAGGCTTACTAAATCCAGATACACCAGCTCTTTTTAGAGCTGGGTGTTTTTCTTCATTTGCTTGCTGAATTCTCTTTTTATATGCTTGAACTCTTGCTTGTGTTTTAGCCCATTGACGTCTAGCAATATTTGTAGAACTATATGGATGATCTTTACCTAGCATAGCATCAGCCGCTGCAGTTTTTTGACTATCTGTTCGAGATTTGTTTGCTTCCATAAAAGCTTTAAACTTAATCATCATTATTACTCTTTAAATAATCTCTGACCGTATCGATATAATCAGTCGCTTTTGTAATTTTTGACTGCACCCATTCAGGCAAATTATCATCATCGCCCATCATATCATACAATTCTTGTGCGGCATCCATCATCGTCTTAAGTTGTGTCTTAGCCATATCACCTTCTTGGTCGTATTCACCAGGATCTTTAGCTTCAACTATTCCACGAATATTTAAAAGATGCTCTCTCGTCGTAGTCATTTTAGCTCTCTTGTTTAACTATTTGCTTTTTTTACAGCGATTTTAGCTTTAGCTAAATTTCTATAATCTTTACGAACAGTATTTTTATATCGCGCAGCAGGGCTATCTTTATGAACATATCCATCGCCTTCACGACGTTTCACCTGTCTATCTTTAATGTCTGCTACAGCACCGCGTTTTGCAACGTCTGCCTTGGCCTTTGTTCTATAGCTTTTCATTGTGTCAATGCTTAATTCATCGATTTTGGATTCTACAACATCCCAAGCATCTGCTTCATCAATGATTTCTACCATTGCTTCAAACATTCTATCAGTAATTTCTTGTTCGATTAACGCTTTATATTCACGTTCTTCTAGATTTTCTCTTAATTGAAAAAAGGTTTTCATTTTATTGTCTCCTGTACAATCTGTTTTTGTCCATCTTATCCATGGCTTTATGTACGCCTTTAACTCTTTGACGTGACTTTACCATTTGTTTACCGAAACCCTTTGAATCGCCTCGGCCTGCTTTTTCACCAGCATCCATAGCTCTACGTGCTGCATCATCAGTTGCTTTACGTACATATTGACCCATCTTGGCATTTGAGATTTCATCAACTTTGTTTTCATCAAACTGGGCACGTGTTGCACGATCATGAGCTTTCTTTGCAGACTGATACTTATTCATATGCTTAATCATGTCAGAATGAGATGTAGCATTTTTCATATCAGATCTTGCTTGCTTCATAAGATTTTTATGTCTTTCAGCAGATTTAGCTGCGTATTTCTTTTCATCTAGCTCAACTGATTCTTTTTTGCTATTATAACCTAAACCAAGAGATTTGCGGAAATGTCTATTAGCAGCTCTGTCCGCCATGTCTTGACCTTTATTACGCTTACGCATAGTATTCAATTCATCAGAATGATCAGGTCTTTTACCGTTTTTAGGTTGTGTTAGAATTTTACGAGTAGCAGAGTTACGTGCTCTATTACCGCTTGCATCAGCCTTTTTTCTATAACTATCTAATGCACCTGGACGGTCAAGAACTTCATTAGCTTTTTTCATATGGTAGTTTGCAGCTTTTTCAGCATCTTTAGTTGCTGGGTGACTTATACCCCATTTTTTCACCATTGCTTTATGGTGTGCTACTGCATCGGCCGCGGCTTGTTTACGACCAGTTTTAGTTGACATAGTAGCTTCTTCTACTGATTCACGTTTATCGATATAAGCTTTTGTTTTGCGAGCCTTTGCCATTTGTTTTTTAGCATAATCCATTGAACCCTGTGCTGCTGCATCATAAGCTTTTATCTTACGCTTAACATACGCGGATTTTGCAGTGTCCAGTGAAACTTCATCAACTTTAGCTTCTTTATTTAATTTGGCTTTCATAGCTTCAAGATCTTTTTTAAGTTTTTCTTTATTAGCAGTTACGGCTTTATTTAAACCAGTCTTTTTAATATCCTTTAAGCTCATTGATAGTTCATCAACCTTAGCTTCAGAAGTTTCTTCTACATCTTCATCACATGGTTTAGCTTTACGTGCTTGTGCTTCAAGTGCAGCTTTTAGCCATTCAAGATTTTTTTCTTGTTTCACAACTGCACGATCTACCGGTACCATACGTATACCCTTTTTACCATCAGGCTTCGTAAATACTTGTGGTTTACTATCTGCTGATCTAACGTTTTCTTTTTGTTCACGCTTTGCAGCCATATATGCGGCAATAGCCATTTCTCTCCGCTTCTCAGCAGATTTACCGTCAAATCGTTTATCTTTTGACTGTTGAAAATCATCAATCCAAGATTTTATTCCGTGTGAAACTTTTAATGGCATTATGCTAAATCCTTATCGTGGTTAAGACCACCTTTTTTCTTTTTGACAATAAAGGCATTAACTCTTGCATGTCCCCATTGAGATGGTGTTGTTCCTGGTCTATGACCAGTTTTCCATGCTGCTACACCTCGATTATATACTTTACGTAATGTATCTACAGAAATACCTGACTTTTTAGACTTATCGGCAAGTGAACTACCTGCTTTATCTTCTTTGATATATTCTTTAAAATGTATCATTAGTCCATCCCGCCTTTCATATCAAGCATATTATTATGATCTCTGTTAATATAGTTTAATTCATGCTCAAGAACTGATATGCGGCCTTTTATTTCTATTTGTTGCTGTAAAATCATATTAAGAGATTGTTCCATTTCCCATAGATATTCAGTCTCTTCCCACAATTCATCGATTTCATTATGATGTTCATCAACGTCTCTACGAAGATTTACATTTTCTTCGATAGCCATTTTCGAACTCATTTCAGATACTGTGGCTTCTAAAGAAGTAATGGTAGCAGCTTGTTGAGATACCCACCATACGCCAGCAGATATTTGTGCGACCATGGCAACAACTAAAGCAATTGGAAGTTTCATATTTTCCATTAGTCGTCTCCGTACATTTGTTTAAACTTTTTAGTCCAAACAGAAGTTTTGGTTTTTGCGGTTTTATCTCCAGGTGCTGGTTTATATGCACTAGCATCATTATCAGCTTTTTTACCATGCTTTTTAAAATGTCTATCACGTGCAACCTTTGTTGCCTTTTTAAGACCAGCATGATAACGTTTAGGCTGACTTCCTTCGCGGTCCTTTATATCAGGATCTTGTGCGGATGCTTGTTCTTTTTGGCCTGGTGTCATTTTATAAGCGTGTTTCTTATATTCATCAGTACCAATATCATATCTTTCGGTTAAAGATTCAGCCATTGGTTTTGGTAATGAAAAATCTGCAACATCCATTTTAATTTCTGGATTAGGATCTACTTTTGAAACTTGATCTAGCCAACATCTCCATGTTTCACCCTTTGATTCAACAATAAGATAATTTGTACCAAGATGTTTAATAGTTCCTACAATACCTTTAGCTGATATAACAACAGATTCACCAAGTTCAAAGATATTATCTCGAATATATGATTCTCTTAAATCAGAAACTGGTTCTAATTGTACATGATTTTTAAATTGCCTTTGTTCTTTCAGACCCATGCCTTTGCGTACGGCATTAAACATTTTACGAGAATCAGGATTAGAAATAGCTTTTGTTAATCCTTGTGCAAATCCTGTAAAGTCATTATCTTTAGCATAACCTCTTTGCTTAGTACCAGATGCGCCTTCTGCACCTTTGCTATCAGGATCTCTTTGTCCTGCGCTTACGATCTTTACACCGCCGTCAAAGTTATAAAAACCATGGCCACCCTTTTTACCATTATACTTATTTAATCGTACATCATATTCTTGTACACGATCTGAACCAGCAACTAAAATAACCTTTTTAAATCCTGCATCATACATAGCAGACAAAGCATGAAATGGCGTTGTCACTTTCTTATCGATAATAATAGATCTCGCATGACGAGGAAACATCTTACGAGCAAATTTTACTTTATCTGAATATGTAAGTGGATTATCGTTCTTATCATTTGATTGCGACAAATAGATACGATAAGGAGCTCGACCAGCTACGCTAGCGAGTTTGTCTAATAACTTACCATGACCAATGGTAGGAGGGTTCATTCGGCCAAAGACCAAATAACCCACCTTTTCTTCTTCAACTAAGTATTGACTAAATCTATTAATCATTTTTGACCGTGTGCCGCCTTGCGTACTTGAGGAAGTATCTTTCTTGTAAGACGATTAACTCTAGGTTTCATCTTCTCAATACGTTTTTCTAACTCAGCTTTTTTAGCTGCAGTTAAATCACTACGAGACATTCCTTTTGTTAACTTTTTATAGATCATATTAATAGCTTGCTTACGAGCACGCTTTTTAATACGTTCAGGATTAGCCACACGCTTCATTGCTCTAGACCGAGCAACTTTTAATTTGTTTTTATTTTTACGCATATCGCGAGAACGCTTGCGACGAGCTGCTAATGATAAAGCCTCGTCAGTATTCTCTTCTTCTACATCTGCACGTTTGCGTTTTTGTGCATTATATTTGATTTGATCGTCTTCACCAGGTTTATAGTCGACGGTCATATAATCTTTGAAACCTACCGGCATCTTATTTCCTCGTTGGTTTATCCCATCCCTTTAATATATCTTTGCTGAAGTTATTGTATGAAAATTCCATACGATCAACAATCTTAACATCATCACCACCAATTTTGTCAATAGCAACGTAACCTTCTTCTCCTGTTACCTTATATCCATTATGAGCCTTAACACAGGTTTTAATCTTTGCTTATTTGTTAAGTATATTTATAAGTTTTAATTTCGCTAAAACTATAACTTTTTGCAATTCGAACATCTGTTCTAAACTTTTTCTGTTCTGTGGACTAAAAAAGTTTAATATTTCATCGAGTTTCTTTTGTTGTGCATTCTTACCTTTTTCAGTTTTACGTGCATCTATTTCTTTTTGGTATCTTTGTTTGATCCATGAAATAAGGCCAGATACATGTCGTCTTGTATTTCCAATGACTGTGCCTGCTCTGACAAAGGTATTTCCGTAGGTTTCAATGAGCTTCTGTAACTCTTCCTGTTGTTCGAGTTGTCGGAGAGTTGTTCCTGAGATTTTGTTAAAAATTTTACCAGCTTGCGATAGATATTCATTTACTTCCTCTGTATCACTTTTAGACATAGTTACATTTGTTAGATCTCTGAGCATTGCGTCTTGTGACCACACAGCTCGAGTTGATTTAAATTTAGAGACATCAACTCCATACGAAGCTCGCATAGATTCGAAAGAATTACCTTTATAAGTTGTATGCCAGACAATTCCAATTTTAGATTTCTTAATAGCTGCAGCTCCAGGCGACTGGCTTGGTACCGCATAGACGATAGTATTAGGATGAAATGTAACATAAGATTCTCCATTGATCTTTGTTGTTTTTACATCTCCAGGTCCATATAGGAAGTCACCTTGCACGACACCTTTGATACCCAAGGCTGGGAGCTCTCGCAAAGCAATTTTGAGCTTGTCAGCAAGATCACCGCTTGTATCAGCGTCAACGTCAGCAGGAGTTTTATAGACTTTGGGATTCTTGTTAAAAATCCCTTTCTTTGCCACAAAGAAACGTCCGTCATTAGGGTCAATGCCAGCAAAAATAGCAGGAGCGCCATCCCATTTAACACTAACAGAACCACTGTGTTCTCCTTTTAACATATCTCGTAAAGACCGCAGAGCCATAATAGCATCGCGCGTGCCTTTTACGCCACCATAAATTACTTTATCCTCAATATGAGTCATATGAGTATTCTTTTGTTCGGATAAATGTGACTTAAAGTTTTCCATTAAAACACCGTTCTTTGAACTAAAATCATATCAAATGCTGCAGTAACACGTGCATTATTACTTCGCAAAGAAGCTCGGACATCAATATCAGATTTCTCAGGAATCATAATCGGAATAGAAAATGGGTATCTATATGGACCACCCATACCTGACACTTCAAATGAATGTCCAACTCTAAATGTATCCTGACCAAAATATCTTACAAACATATCACCTGTTGCATCCGCATTGGCGCCAACAGTCATGACACCTTGCATTAGAAATCCTGTATAACCTGCTGGAATAGTATAAACGGCCATTAGAGTTTGAGCCTTACCAGCTGTTATTCTTGCAACAGTTGTCCCGTCTTTTTGGATGTCTATATTACCGGCATTAGTATCACCACCAGCTGTACAAAATGCTCGAAAAACTCTTTTAAATTCTTGTGTCGTTGTAGTAGTCGTAGCAGAAGAAGCTGTTATGGTTTCTTCTAGTGGATTAAAGTCTGCGTCCAATCCAATAATAGTTACCGTGTGCCCATTATCTGCAGCATCAACAGCAGGAACCGTAAGAACACCAGCAGTTGTAAAAGCTGACCAAGGATAATTAGTATCATCGATGTCCCAAATTGTTCCAGATTGGTTTACACCCATAGAAGGTACAGCACCAAACTTATGAAGAGATGATGTTTCAAATACTTTACCTGATGCTATTTGGATCGGGACATAGTCCATAAATTGTGAACGTGCCATTATGCTTGCTCCGCTTTTACATATGCTGACGAATCGTTTGTTTTCGCAGCCATAACATTTACTACTTCAGATGTAAACGCATCTCTTTGTGTACGACTAGCACTCATAAGTGCAGCTCCTATATGTGCTGCAGCTAATAGAGCATGAATAGCATCACCGCGTTTAGTCTGAAGTTCCATCATAAATTCATCTTCTTTTATTTGTGGATGTATCTTTTTTACTAATTTATAAAAATCCTTTGAAAGTTTTGATGGGGATTTTTCTTTTTCCATTAGTTTAGCCTGCGATACAAGATCTTTATTTGCTGGTAAAACTGTTTTTAAATGAGTTGCAACCGAATACATTAACTGACCATAACCAACTCTACCTGCACGTGCTCCACTTCCTTGTAATTCCATATTAAGAGCCGAATACAAATTAGGTGCTCTCATGTCTGCTTTCTTTGCGCCATCAAAATAAAAGAAACCATATTTAGAAGAAAAGATACCTTTTCCTGCTGCAGTCTCAAGAGTTACTTTTGAAAATCTGTGTGTATCTAATATTTTTTCTTCTATATTATATTCTGATAATTTTACTTTTTTATTTTTACCAACCTTTTTCAGAGATATTCCAACAATAGTTTTATCTAGAAAATGTTTTAGAATTAGCATATTTACTTCGTTAAGGGTTTTTGCTTTCGCGAAAATAGTTTTTGGATCTACTCCACTCTTTACGGCCCATATATCACCAGGATTCCACTTATCACTATCTAATCTTGGTTTACCTTCTAATTTTCTTACTTTATCTTTTGCTTTATAAATTGCATCCATTACGGCATCACCTCTATGAAGAGTATGCTGTTTTGTCACATATTTCTTTTTAATTAATTCTTGTGCAATCATATACGAGGATTCGTGCCATGAAGGATCAATAGCAACATATTTCTCAAATGGTTCACTTACTTTGACTTTATCTTGATACTTTTTAAGAGTTTCATAAGTGAAATGAGAAAATTCGTTTCTTGTTCCTTCTCCTAATACCGCAGCGATATATAAACAATGAAGTGATTCAAATCTTGCTGTATCACCAGTAGATCCTCCACCTACACCTGCTCCACCAAATATCGGTGATTTACCAATTCTATTTGATAAAATTGTTCCGCCGCTTTTTAAATCTAAAGAGAAAGTAGGAGTGTTATTTTTACCACTAATAAAATCATCAATAGCAGTAATGTTTGCGGCTGTATTTGCAATATACACATCTTTGCCATCTATGTCGCTAACAGGATCACCTGCCTTAATAGCATCCACAAACACATCACGTCTCGTAACAGTAGAACGACTAACGGGTTTTTCCCATTCTATTCGACTCATTTTTACAAATTTAGGCATATCGTATTTCCTCTAACTTACTCCTATTTATAAAAAAAGAAAGCAGCCGAAGCTGCTTTAGGAGCCCAAGGGGAAGGGATTAGTATCTACGATAAATGTATGCATCGACTCGATCTGAGATATCGAGAGGGAGAGATCTTTGGCCAGCATCACGAGCCCAATGATCAGAAATTCGACAATGGTATTTGTCACTCAACCATGCTTTCATACGCTCAGTACGATTAACGCCGCGGCCTTGACATTTTACATAATAGCTGTAATCATAGCCGAATTCTTTTAAATCTTTATTTAGGTTCTTAACCATTTTACGAATTTGCTTAAGTTCTTTTTGATCACTTTCATCCATATTAAAAGTACCGATATAAGCAGATGATCGTTCTTTTGATGTGTCTATATACATGTCATTCCTCCGTTCATATATTATACTACCACATTTTAAATGGTTTGTACACAGTTAATTGAATATTTTTTAGTAAAGCCCGGCAGATTCAGGATCGAGATCGAGATTTTCTTCGATATTTAAGAAGGGCATAATATCATTATATTCGTCTTGAAGGAATGATTTGATAGTATTAAATGAAGAGAAATAGATGTTATAAACAGGATTGCCCCCGGCAGGTCCGTTTTCGGTTACAAGTTTAAATACGATATCATATTTTTGTTCGGTTTCGGGAATAGTATGAATCGAATCGTGTGCGATATCGAGTTCAAGTAAATAGACATGTGAATCGCAAAATGTTGAGTGATTATTATATGTAGACATTAGATTCTCCTTTTTTATCTAATACCTTTCTACCACATAAAAATAGGAATGTACACGGTTAATTTCACTTTTTTGTAATTTTTTTCACTATAATATAACTAATTAGTATTTGATAATACCAATTTAATATAATAAGGCATTATCGCCTGCTGCTCCTATTAATGCTACGTATAACATTAATAGGAAATAGCAAATCAATGGTCCAAATATTAGCAGCATTTAAGCCGCAGTAGCATATTGTACTGCTTTTTCTGCGGCCAAAACTTTCTTAGGCTGATTATAACCGAACCACTGATTATGTAAACGATTTTCAGCATTACGACCTTGTAGGTGGTCAGTGTAATATGTTACACTATTAAATGCTTGCCACCATGTACCAGCGGCATACTCAGCACCTGGCTGAGTCTCAAGAGCATCGTAACACATTTTAGCAGCTTTAGATAAATCATCATATACTACAACCGGAGTTTTTTCTTCTTTACGAGATGTAGTTGGGAAAACATCGTTATAATACTGAATCAAAGCTTCGGCTGTAATCTTACGAGAACCTAAGAACTGAGCCATCTCTTTGTACTTAGCAAACTTTTCAGAAGCAAGACCAAGAGTTTCTTTTACAGTATCAGCATCGAATGCTGTACGGTGACCAACTTTCACAGCACGAGCTGCATCTTGTTGCAAAGAGAATGTCAAAGTATTGTGGCAAACAACACGAATAGGAGTGAAACGAACATCAACAGCTTTACCATATTGATGAGGATTCGAGAAAAGAAGATAAGACTCAACAGTGTCATCGCCAAATACATCAAAAGACTCCTTTACTTTTGCTAAAGCCCACACATTACGACCTTCTCTTAAAGATCCTGCTGTATGCATTTCCATATCACCAGCAGCTACAAACTCTGAGAAGAAAGTAAATGCTTCTTCGTTTTGTACTGGTTTCCAATCTTTACCTGTAACATCAAGCAAAGTATTATCTGACGTACGAACAAGAGCAACTTTATCTTTGATTTCGATACCAGTTTCTGTAACGATTTTTTGTTGTTCGACTTCCCAGTCGACTCCAGCTTTTTGCATCATTTGAATTGGTGTCAAGTCATTGCTAACTTCTGTACCAAGACCGTGCCATGGAAGTGCACCTGCGTATGCCATTGTTTCTACTTCATGAGCCATAATAATTCTCCTTATACTAATTTAAAACCACGTTCAATCAATTCAAAGCACTCAAATGCAACTGCATTAAATT